GAGTTCTACGATGGCATCCCCCTGCTCGCCGACGATTTCATCCTCGACAACCGCACCGTCGGCACCAGCACCGGCGTCTGCTCCACGATCTACGCGGTGCAGTTCGGCTACGGGCGCGGCCTGATGGGCCTCCACAACGGGGGCATCCAGGTCGAAGAAGTGGGCGAGTTGGAGGGCAAGGATGCGACCCGCCGGCGCGTGAAGTGGTACGCCGCCCTCGCCAGCTTCCGCGACATCGCCGTCGCCGCGCTTGAGGGCATCACGAACGCCTGATCGGGCGGGGGATCACCGCAGAGACGCAGAGACGCAGAGAGGGACGAGAGAGGACGATAGCCATAGAGCCCGCAGAGCGCCCAGAGCACGGGGGAGAGAAGGGACGAGAAGAACGATGAACAGGAGACACAGAGACACAGAGAGGACCGGGAGGATTATTTAATAGACGACGTTGCTGAAGTATCGGCCTGCCGCCCGGCACACGGGCTCTACCGGCATCGCCCCCTCAAATCGTGCCCTCTCCCCCCCGTGCTCTGCGCGCTCTGTGCGCTCTGTGGCTATCGTTCTTTCCCCGTTCCTTCTCCCGTTTCGTCCTCTGTGTCTCTGTGTCTCCTGTTTCGTTCCCCGTCCCCTTACCCCTGGAGGTCTACATGCTCGGAACGCTACCCGACGATCCCTGGGCGGGGCGCGACGCCGCACGGCGGGCGCGCTACCGCGAGTACCTCGCCTTCTATGAGGGGGACCAGTGGCAGGGTCGCCCCCTCCCCGGCGAGCGCCGCCTGACGATCAACTACGTCCGCGCGCTCGTCCGCAAGTGCGTCAGCTACCTCTTCCCGGAGCCGGTCACCTTCGCCGTGACGCCGGACGGGAGCGACGATCTGGCGCGCGAGCGGGCGCGGCGCGCGGAGGAGGCGCTGACGCGCGTCTACGCCGAGAACGATCTCGCCACGGTCGATTTCAACGCCGCCATCGACGCGGCGGTCCTCGGGGACGGCGCGTTCAAGGTCGTCTGGGATGAGGCCGCGCGTCGCCCGGTCGTCACGGCGGTGGATGTGCAGCACCTGTCCGTCTGGTGGGAGTCCGACGACCCGCGTCGCGTCACCCGCGTCGTCCAGCGCACCGTCACGCCCGGCGCGGGCGGTGCTGCGGCGACGGTGACGAGCGAGGAGTGGACCGCCGACACCTTTCGCCTGACGCATGATGGCGCGACGACTCGCGACGGCCCTAACCCCTTCGGCTGGCTCCCCTACGTGCTCTTCGCCAACGCGCCGCAGCCGCAGGAGTTCTGGGGCGAGAGCGATCTGGTGGACCTGATCGCCCCCGCGCGCGAGTTGAACCGCCGGATGAGCGGCGTGGCGCGCGTCCTCGACCTCAGCGGTAACCCGATCGCCGTGTTGGAGAACGTCGAGGGGGCGGAGGGGATCCAGGTCGGGCCGGGCGCGCGCTGGGAACTCCCGGAGGGTGCCCGCGCCTACCTCCTCGATCTCCTCGGCGGGGGCGGCGTGGGCCTCCACCTCCAATACATCGACCTCCTCTACCGCGTCCTCCACGACCTCGCGGAGACGCCGCGCAGCGCCTTCGGGGACAGCGGACGTGCCCTCAGCGGCACCGCGTTGGAGGTGGAGATTCAGCCGCTCGTCCAGAAGGTAAAACGCTTCTGTCCGCAATAAGCATGGGCTTTGCTCTATCGAGGGGGATTGCCGCGTCTATCTGCCAGCGTGGATTATGGCTGGCGAGATAGAGCGTGACGCGAACGCCGAGCATGGAGAGGATGAGGCGCTTCTGTTCGTAGGTCGTCTCCGCAAGGTTCGTCGCCACGGTCTGGGACCACTGTTGCAGGGAGAGGAATTGCGCCCGCGCGAGCTGGCCCGCGTCGTGCCGCGCCACGAGGGCCGCGCGCTCCTGATCGAGTTGCCGCTTGCGCTCGGCGAGGGCTTTGAGTTGGGCCACGAGGGGCGCGGTAGCGTCGGGATCATCGAGCAGGGCGATAGCATTGGCGATATTACCCTGTTGCTTGCTGGCCTCGGCGAGGAGGCGGTCAACCGTCCCGAGATCGTCGCCGGTCGGATCGGACTGTGCCAGGCGGGCAACCTCAGCGGCGATGACGGCGGGATCGGTGAGCAGCCCCTCAACGCGCTCCCATACAGCCGCGTCGAGTATCGTGGCGCGAATACTGGGGTTTGGGCAGTGGGCGTGTGTGCCCAGCCCGCCCGTTCCCGGCACGGCGTGATAGATCGGGAAGAGCGATCCCCGCTTCGTGCTCCCCTTCTCCCAGGATGCCGAGATGGCATTGCCGCAGTAGCCGCAGTAGATGAAGCCAGAGCGCAGCAAGAAGGACTCGGGGCTGTGATTGTTGCGGACGGCAAGCGCCTGGTTACGCGCCATCGCGGCGCGGGCGGTCTGCGCCGTGGCGGGATCGATGAGCACTGGTGTAGTCGGAACGTCGCCGGTGTAGCCCGGATGGAGCACCATGTGTCGCAATGCCCCATGCCGCCAGATAGTACGCCCGGTGGGGCTCGGAATCCCCTCGGCATTGAGCGCCTTCGCGATGGCGTGCAAGGTCCGTCCTGCGGCTATCTCGGAGAAGATACGCCGCACGGTAGGAGAGGTTGTCGGGTCTGGTAATAGCCCGCTCTTCTCCGCATCGTGCCAGCGATAGCCGTAGAGTGGGCGCGGCCCGACGCGCGGCTTACCGGATGCGAGCCGCGCCATCATCCCGCGATGGGTGCACTCCTTGATCTTCTCACGCTCTAGCTCGGCGGCGAACGCCTTCGCGCTACGGATGAACTCGCCGACCGCCGATTGCTCGAACTCTTCCGTTACAAAGAGGAGTGACGTACCGGCCCGCTCGCATTCGTCCGCAATGATGGCGACGTGTGTCTGTTTGCGGGAGAGCCGATCGAGGGCGTAGACGATCACCGCGTCCAGAGATTCATTACGCATGGCCTCGCGGAGGTTAGCAAGGCGCGGGCGCTCCCATAGCTCCGCACCTGTATGAATCTCGCGGTAGATATGGCGCTCCTCGACCGTGTGGCCGCGCTCGCTGGCGTAGGCGCGGCATGCCGCTTCTTGCGTGTCGAGTGAAGTACCCTCGGCTTCCTGTCCTGCGGTAGAAACTCGGACGTAGATCGCGGCGTTCACGGTACAATCCTTCTGCCCGGTGATGCTAGACCCATCATCGAGCGCTGCGCCGCCTAGGTCACTCTAGGCGGCTTCTTTTCCCTCCATCGCCTGCCTGAGCGCCGCCGCAAACTCTGTTATGTCCTGCGGTTCGACTTCGAGCGCAGTGGCGATCTTGCGCATGGTCCCGAACTGCGGGGCTTTTCGCCCCATTTCCGTGCTCACGATCGTCTGAGTGCTTACGCCTGCCGCTTTCGCCAGCGACCGGATACTCAACATCTTCCCGATTCGTACTTCACGCAACGTCGGCATAGCTCCTCCTTTCGAGGACAAGTGTAGCACACCCTTGATACTGTTCCAATGCTGTGCTAACGTTGTAGTGAAGGGGTGACGGATGGATTGCCCCCTAGTGTCGCAAGGAGGAATCGCTATGAAGATCCGCGAGTTTTCGGCCCTGACCGCGACCCTCGACCTCGACCCGACCGACTGCATCACCCTGGCCGATGCCTGCGCCGTCTCGCTCAAACACGATGAAGCGCTCGATCGTAACCTCGTGGGGGCGCTACGGGCGGCGCTGGAAGCGTGCGCGGTGATCGCCGCGACCGACACCCTGCGTGACAACAAGGTGCAGGAAGCAGGGATGCTTGACGATACGCGCCGGGTGTGGGCACCGCGCGACGCTAGCATCGGCGGACAGCCGCGCCTGTGGGAGCGCCCCGCGTAGCGACCGACAACAATAGCTGAGCGACAACGAGCAGGGGCGGACACAATGTCCGCCCTTTTGCCTGCCCGGCATCGGTGTGCTAGCCTGCCCCGACGTGTGGGAGCGCGCTCCGCCGGTGGTGGGGTAGGTAGCGTTTCGTGTACCGGAGCAAGTATGGATACGTGGCAAACGCTGGCGCTCGTCATTGTCCCCTTACTGATCGGGTGTCTCTTTACTTGGTGGGCTTCTCGTTGGTTCTATCGTAAGTCATCGAAGGATACGGAGGAGTTGCGCCTCCTCGCTCTGACGACGATCAGCAGTTTGCAGAACGCCGGATTGATCACGGTGGCCTACGACGCGCAAGGAGTGCCTCATGCGGTGGCAGTGTTGAGCGGCACGGCTGGGGGGAGCGCGGGGGCGTCGGGGACACTCACAACCTCGACCGAACTGCGCGGTACCGCCTCTGGCACGTCGGGAGGTGGGGGCACACTTACGCCCTAGACCGCGCCAGAGGCCCCAGAACCGTTTTAGGAAGCAAGAGCGCCGAGCACGGCCTCAGTCGTGCCGGTGAGGCTCTCCAATCCCGTCTGCTGCGCGATCGCCGCGCGGGCACGCGCTCGCCTGCTGTTGGGCGCGGGCAAAAAATGCCCCTTGGCATCGCGCGGGCGCGCGGCGGCGATCTGCGCTTTCGCCGGCGTCCGCGTCTGCTCCGCCTTCGGGCGGTACTGGCGCTGCGGTCGCTCGCGCGGCGTCGACGCCTCCGACACCTTCGGGATCTTCCCGCGCCCGAAGGCCCGGTCGATCGCTCCTATAGCGACATTCAGGGCCGCGTCACGGCGTGCCACGGCCTCCGGGGTGAGCGGCGTAGCGGGCAGGAGCACCACCTTATTGCGCCGCCTGCCCCCCCGCTTATGCTGCAACTGCTCGTAGGGTTTCTGGATCTTCCCGGCCATGTTCTGCCTCCTGCGTCCACAAAAAACGACCGCCATTGTGAACACGTAAAAAGTCGAGGGCTGCGGTCCGTGGCTAGAACACATGTTCTACCCTTTAGCCCCCCGCCCGGTAGGGGCTCCCCGCCGCGCTCAGCCGCGCCGGGGCGTGGCGTGGCGGTGCGCCTGTCGTTCGCCCTTGCCGCGATACCACCAGTACTCGGCACGGGCGCTGCGGACCTTGGCCTGGGCGATCCGCTTGCCGCTGTCCTGGCCGTGGCAGGGTTCGCACAGCGCGCGGTGGCAGCAGTCGCACCAGGTCACGGTGTCGCGGCGTCCGCAGCGGTCGCAGGTGGCATACGCGGTCATCGGCAGCCCCCAGTCTGTAGGGTGCCGCGCCGGGTGCGTGTCACCCGGCGCGGCACGTCGGGGTTACGGGGTCACGCCCTGGATGACGGTGAAGGCACCCGGATGGGCCACGGCGACATCCGCCCGCAGCCAGGCCAGCATCGCGATCTGGCCGGTGTCGGCGTACCGCTGATCGAGGAGCTGGATACCGACCTGGGTCCGCATACCAAGCAACAATTCGGACCACTCGCCCAGGAAGATATCGGCGGCGTTGGTCGCGGTGCCCTGGGTGAGGTTGACGGGCAGTTGCCTGGTGGTCAGCATCTGCAGGTCGCTGAGGGCGGTCGGTGGGCTCAGGTAGCGCCCCTGTGAGTCCTTCAGCGTGGCCAGGGACGCCGCCGCGCGCGGCGGCATGATCGCCGCGTTGGCGGTCTCGTTGTTGCTCGCCACCTGCAAGATCGCCTGGATGAAGGGATCGTAGTTCGTGAACGCCCCGCCATTGACGCCCATCGACAAGGTGCCCACACCGGGCGTGGTTTTCAGGCCGCGCGGCTGGATGCCGTCGCCCGTGCCGTACAGGGCCACGCGGTCGAGCTCCAGGGCGAGCGACTTGGTCATGCTGGTACGGACCACGGTATCGAGGTTCGGCGCGTCCTCGAAAAGTTCCCGTGAGAAGAGCACGATTACGGCGAGTGTCCTGGCGTTGAGCGTGATGGAATCGAACGTCAGATCGCTGAGGGCGATGGGCGTGGACTCCGCGCGCCACGTCGCCACCGGATCGGCGAGTTGCCGCGCGATGCGCAACGTTTCGTGCTCCATCAACATGGTCTGGGCGCCCGCTTCCAGGACACGGGACTGGTTGCGGGCCAGATCGATGATGCCCAGCGCCAAGGGCGTCGGGACCAAGTAGCCACCGGCCGATGGCGTGCCGATGCTCATGGCGCGCTCTTCGTCCGCGCCGCGCCAGTCGCCCATGATGGTGCCTTTGAGCCACTTCCCGAAGCTGGCGTTCTGGCCGCTGCGCTCCCCGCGATCGGCCAGGCGCTCGTGGTAACGCAGGGACTTGTCCGACCGCGCGGCGGTGCGACCGGTCACGAACTCGCCACCGGGCAACATGCGCACGTCGCGGTCGACCACGCGACTGGCGGGATCGTCCTCGATGGTGCGGAGCTCCTCGGCGGCGCGGGTGCACTCCTCTTCCAGCGCCTCGTACCGGCTGGACTGCGCGGCGGTGAGGTTAGCGGCCTTCGCGCGGCGCACCTCTTCCAGGATGGCGCTCATGCCGTGAAAGGCCTCGGCGCGCTTCTCGCGCAGGACGGCGATCTTCTCTGCAATGGTCACGGTGGTTCTCTCCATTCATCTGCGGTTTCTCTCTTTCATGGCCGCTGCGTCAGTGGTGCCACACCGCCAGGTGGCGGGGGTCCGAGTGCCGCTGCGGGTGCTCCTAGCGCCGAGGTGCTTCTTCAGCGGTCTGCGACCCAGGGCTTTCAGTTCAATAACGCGCGCCGAGTGGTTTCTCACCGGCTCGGCACGGCGGCTCGCATCTATAGGGGATGCCGCGACCCATCGTCGGCGCTGGGAACGAACCGGCGTAGTTTTTCCTCATCGAGCAAGAGCGCCAGGTTGTAGAAGAGATCCCCGATCGGCGTGTGGGGGTGCTCCTGCGCGTTGAGGAGGAGACTGACCGCCACGGCGTCGATCTGGGGCACGGTGAGGGCACCGGACGCGATCCGCATGACGCCGACCGCATCCACGGCCACAACCGCCTTGCCCCGCCGCATGAGGGCGCTGTGCTGGCACAGTTCGCCGAGTGCGCCGTACCAGGCGGCCACCGGGGCGGCCCCCTGTTCGGCGAGGAACTGCCGTCCGTCGCGGAACGCGAGGATCAGCCCCGGCAATTCGTCCGGCGCGATCTCCTCGATGCACGCGGCCAGTGTGGTGCGGGAAGTGGCACTCATGGCTTGCTCCTTAGTGTGAATTATACACGATATCCACAAGTTGCGGCGTTCATTCCTCGGCGACGATCGCCCGCTGCGCCCGCTGTACCGCGCGCCAGTCGGCGAGGAGCACGCGCGTGGCGTCCGAGTCGTCGCCGTCCCGCTGCGCTCGCTCCAACTGCGCGATCTCCCCGGCGATAGCGGCGGGCGAGTTGAGCCACGCCAGCGCCTCGGCGAGCGTGCCGCCCACGCGCCCGATGCTGCTGCGCTTAGTGCTCCATTTCATAATCGCTTGTCGGGTTGCCGCTCATCCACCCGCACCCCCGCCGCCTGCGGGCGGCACCCCGCCGCCCAAAGGGCACCCGCCCATCCGAGGAGCGGGGGAAGGAGTAACCCTA